CGCATTGCCTGCGTATGGAAATATTAGGCCGCTTGGAAGAAAGTTAGTACTATTAAATGTTAATGCACTATTTGACATAAATTACTCCAATTAAATGTCGAGTTTATTTTACTCAGAAACTTCCACTGGCGCCGGTTCTTCTGACACCGGCTCTTCCATCATCGGCGGATTTTCTGCACGCTGTGCCATGACCATCTCTAAAACGCGCTCGAAGTGCTCATCGTCAATCTCAACCTCCATGTCTTCTTCTGCGCGCACGGCGAAACCGTGCTCTCCGCAGACATGGGTGCCCTCTTTAGACCAAAGATATTCATTTTTATAAAGCTGAAGTTTCATTCTGATCTCCTTAGATCTTGATGATAGCATTTACAGATATATTGATTGGGCGAGTTTCAGCGTCACCCGACACGGTCAGTGTGTGACCATGTCCAGATCCTACGTTATCCGTGGTTCTAGATTGCGTTCCGTTAGTGCCAATATTTGAACTGTCAACGCTTTGATATGCACCGCCGGACGCTGTTACGTTATATTTCCAACGGTCAGCGGGTATTCCGTGTGTGTGTGTGCCATCTGAACCTGATGTAGTAGCTCCCAACCCATTTTTTGCTGTGGCTTGTGCTTGCGTGCTTCCAAATAATCGTCCAGTATCTCGGTTTGCTGCACCAGCAGCTGGAGTACCAGAAACGCCTTGAGTTCCCATGCTATCATTGAAGCGCGGAAAACGACCGCGAAGATCTGGAAGGTTGAAGGTGGTGGAACCATCACCCGAGCCGTAGGGAAATGTCGTTCCATTGGCAGTTAAGACGGCAAACAGACTTGCAAAAGTAGTGCGCGAAACCGCAGAGCCGTCGCACAAGAGCCATCCATTGGGCGCGTTGCTTGCACCGTACGGAAGAATTACACCTGTCGGCATGATAGATGCAGTACCGCCAGCTTGCTGAGAAGCTGCCTGGTCTGCGACTGTTGCTAATAGTGATACGTTAGCCATATGCTTTTATCCTTTTAGTTAAGTGAATTAATATAAAAATTATGCAATGCGAGTTGCTACAATTTTGCCCCTAGCTGCGGCTGTCCCAGAAGAGAGGGTTATGGCTTGCCTCAAAAATACTGATTTTGTTCCATCTGTAGCAACAACGTACCCAGGAATAGAGCTATATGCTCCACCTCTGATTGCTGCGCCTTGTGTTACAAACGCCAACACTCCAGAATTGTCTCCGTTTGTTGCAATTGTTGGAGTAAATGTGCTGTCATTATATTTTGCGTTTGCCATAAATATCGCGCCAGCATTTACGCCAGAAGCTTCGATGTTCCAAACGTAAAACTCAACTTTCCAAACCCCTGCGCTTGTAATTGGCAATGTGGCGAGTGTTAAAGTCACACCGCCAGTTGTGCTTGTGGTTAATTCAGAACCTAAAACTGAAAGCTGTTCACCAATATATCCAGCTGGAATAATTCCGCTCGTATCGCCCTTAATTAGAGCCCCACCGTCGAGCGTCTTTTTCCCCGCAAACGTCTGCGCACCCGTAGTTACAGTACCTTGCGCTGTTGCAGATGCTGCGGTAACATTTGCGCCATCTACGCTTAATGGGAAATTCGTACCAACCGCTGGAGCATTTAGTGCATAGTTGAAAGATGCCGAAACATAACCGGCAATACTGGGAAGCGTCATTCTTACGTAGTTGCTTGCATAGCTTACCGAGAAACCCGATGGCGGTGTGTCGCCTGAGGTTTGATACGATACGTTGTAGTCGGTGCCTGCGCCGTTTTTAGAGAACTGGATCGAGATATAAAACCGCAAGTCAGTCGTGCCGTCGATGTACACCCAACCAACCATTTCTCCTGCGTCGTATGCTGGAGCCACCAGTTGAACGTTCGTGGTTGCGTTGTTTGGCAAGCTGATTTGTGTTCTCGCGTTTGCTCCACCAACGACTACGCCGCGGTAGTTAAGCACATATGCGCTTGTTGCAGAATCAGCAATAAGCATTGGTTTGGAAATACTGCCAATCGTTGTTGGTTCATTTACCGTCAGTCCGCCGGCTACAGAATCAGACAAGAAATAAACTTCACCCGGAGTCAGGCCGCTAAGTCCGGTGATATAACCAAGCTCAGTTAACGTAAACTTGCTAGCAGAAGCCTTGCTTACGACACCGATAGCTTCTGCCGTATTAGCAGCGTTTGCCTGCGCTTTTGCGTAGGTGGATCCAGTGTAATAGACCACATCACCAACTGCAAATGAGTTAGCTTGGGTGATTTCTTTAGAAGCGCCAGAGCCGCCGCCAGATCCGCCACCGCCGACAAATTGATAGATGTTTTCGTTGAGAACTTTAGAGTACGTGCTTGCGCCTTTGGTCATAACGATATAGCCAAGAGCAAAAGCATCGCTAGGCGGTACAGGAAGCACAGCAAGATCTGCTGATGCTGCAGGTACACCGATCTCCATGCCGAACTGATAAACGCTTGCAGAGGTTGCACTTAGCCAAACCAGAACCTTAACAAACTGACCGTTAGTCATCGAAGGAAGGCTGTAGCTACCTGCAAGGGTTAGGCCAGAAGCGGTTGCGGCGCCAGTTGTGGCGTTGAATTCGATGTAGCCGCTGCCGGTGTAGTTTGGAAGAACACCGCCGATAGGTGGGATCGTTCTGCTTCGCTCGTGGCCGCTGTCGGCGGCGCCAGTATCTAGCGTCTTAACAGCGATGCTGTCGATGTAGAGCCTTTGATCAGGCGATCCATCCACACCGGATCCCAGGTTTGCCCTCATCCTAAGGGGCATCGTGAGCTCATCGTTGATGAGGTTCATGATCGCGTCTAGGCGCAGATCAGTGGTTGTGCTTAATTGGTCGAGCTTTGAGCGCTGACGTGTTTGTCGTGAGTCTAACTTAAGTGCCATGAGCTATCCCTCTCTAGCTTTTGGTTGCGGGGGCAAAAGCGCACAGCGCGTCTCGTTTGCTCCCCGAGATCGTACTCTATATACTATATCATATCGCGTTATTTGCTATAAATCTACTATAATAAACTCAAGGCCTTAAATAGCGCCTGACTCGCATCGATACGGTACTCTAAGACATCGCCAGTGTCAAGATCTTGCTGTATCGTGATCTGGTTCGAGTCTGCACCCGCGACACCAACTTCTAAGTAATCGTCACCCAGCAGTAATTTCTGACCGTTCAAATAAACCGTCAAGAATCCTGCGCCGACCGTGTAATAACGGATCACGTTACTTGCCCTTGAATCCACTGGTAAAGTTAAAGTGGCACCAGAGATTACCGCAGTTATCTGAGTGTCCGCTTCCTGGTAGATACTGGCGTTCACACCGACCGTCTTAGGCTGAAGGACAATCTTGTTGTTGGCGACAGCGGTTCCCAATGAGAACACTGGAGTACCGTAAGTCGTCGGTCTGACGCCGGTCGCGACGCCGGCAGATACGGTAGATAAATAAGCGGCTTGACCAACTGTCAAAGAGCTCGTAGCAACCGTGGCAACACCTGCGATCTGTACCTGACCGGTAGAGCCATCGGCTATATTCTGGTACGCGACGCCGATAGTTTTCAGCGCGTTAGGCAGAGTAGACGCCGTAGCCAGAACTATTTGGTTGGTTACGGTGTCTGCCGCTACAACGGCACCAACCGGGATCAGGGTTCCCGTGTTATTGGTGAACACTGCCAAAAGGTTGGGAACACCAGCAACCACTAATTGATTGCTTTGGATTTGGATGGAGGTTCCGTCAACCGCGACGCCCAAACCGTTCGCACCGGTGACAATAGCACCAGCAGCATCCAGCTTCACGCCGAGCTGGTTGGTCGCAACTTGCAGAGTCGGGTTGACGGTCTCGAGGTTTACGCCGACACCGCTGGCGCCAGAAGTAATCGCTCTCGCGCCGTCTAGTTTAACGTCTAGAGCGTTAGCCGTAATCGCCAAACCAGGATTCGTGACGTTCAAATTAACGCCGATACCAGAAACACCAGAGGTAACCGCTCGTGCCGCATCCAATTTAACGTCTAATTTATTGGATGCAATCTTTAATCCTGGATCAACGGTTTCAAGATTTACGCCGACTCCAGTTGCGGCAGACACGATCGCGCCAGAGGTATCTAGATTAACGCCTAAACGGTTGGTGGTAATCTTAAGAGAAGGATTCGTGGCTTCTAGTTGAACGCCGATACCAGAAGCACCAGTAACAACCGCACCTGCGCCGTCTAACTTCACGCCGAGCTGGTTGGTGTCGATTTTAAGTGAAGGATTTGTCCCTTCCAAATTAACGCCGATACCGGACAAACCAGAAGTGATGGCTCTCGCACCATCCAGTTTAACGTCTAGTTGGTTCGCGGTGATTGCTAGACCCGGATTGCTGGTCGCCAAATTGACACCGATACCAGCGCCAAGAACGTCTGCAACGATAGCCTTTGCGGGATCGAGGTTGACAGATAAGTTGCTGCCTGACAGCTCCATCGAGTTCGCGTCTAGATTAAGCGAGATGCCAGTTGCGCCTAAAGTCAACGCGCCACCGGCTGGAACTTTTGCTTTTAACTTGCCAGTAGCAAACTCTAATCCCGAGTTAGTTGCTAGATCCACAGATATCGTCGAGCCGGTGATGTCGACGCCGTTACCTTCGGTCAAGAAGGAGGTCGGGTTGACGATGGCGTTCGTGATATTTACCGTGTCTGGTACGAAACCAGGACGAGTATGCTTTAAATCACCGCTCGTATCTACCCAAAGACCGTTTTGCCCTAATGCTAACGGGTTTCCTGCCTGCGGAGTAAATTCAATACCGGCAGGGTCGATGACGCCCGTGATCGCCATATCGCCCGTAATCGAAAGCGCTTTACCAACACCGCCTGGCATATTCAGCGTAACCGGTGAACCAGAGGTAACCGCGATCACGTTGTTGTTGTTGTAGGCTTGCTGGAGAGTGGTGGTCGAGAAGCTCTGAGGCGTCGTATACATACCGCCAATGCTGCCGATCCTGAAGCTTAAAACGTCGCCTTCTATCAAATCCTGCAGGATCTCAATCTGGCTAGAAGCAGAATTCAGCGTTCCAAACTCATTGTAGTCTTCGCCGCGCTTCATGCGCTGACCATTGAGGAACATCTCGAGCTGACCAGATCCAACCATATAGTAGCGGGTCGAGTTGTCGTTTCTGCTGTCGTTTGGAAGGTAGATCGTATCGCCAGACAGCTTTGGTGCTTGAAACTCGTTGCTGTTAGCTGGCGCACCCGACACGCCAATCTTATCTTCGTCGTATATGTTGCCGATCTGGAAGTCGTGCCTGAGTTTAATCAGCGCGCCCATCTTCGTCGTGTAGAGGACGATCACGTCCTGATCAGTCGGCACGTCTTCGTTGTTGGTGACGTAGAGTGCACCGGCGACGTCTGTGTCCTGGTAGGATGCCGACGTCTGAACCGTGTTGAAGGTTTTGTTGGCGCGGCGGTTGATCCGCACCCAAATAGATTTATTGTTTCCGACTGCAAAACCAGTGGGATACGTGGTATTGATCGCCGTGGTGTCGATCTCGTTGGTGACGTTGCTGCCGGGGATGATGATCCGCACGTAGCCATTGGTGTTGTAGTAGACGAATCCTGCACCAGAGTAGTTTACGCCGGCTTCATCGTGGATCACCACGTTTCTATTCTGACCAGTCTCGTTGTCATTGCTGGTCCACGATCCGCCGTTAGGGATCTTAGATCCGTCCCACGTGTAGATCTCAGTACCAGTAAGGCGATACAAAAGAATAATTTTGTTTTCGCCGAGTTCAAATGATGAATCTAAGCTCTCAACTTGAGCATTTACCGTGCCAACTGCGTTTCTGTCAATCGTGGCAGTTAGTGCCTTGTTAGCTGCCATGTTGAACGGGCTAGCAGGCAAAGTTAGCTGTTGATTGCCAGTCCCAGGCAGCATCGCGTAGATGGGATCTCCAGCGTACGCGATAACTTGGTTGGCACCAGATGTTGTGTTCCTGAACGTGACTCGCCCAGTGATCTTAGTGTCGCGATCTTGAACTCTGTCGGCCATCATGGCCGTTAACTTAGCAGCGCGTTCAGTTAGACTGTCTGTTGCGCTGGCGTTGTAGTTGGCAAATCCAGCCAAAGCGTTATAGCTTTGTGGCAAGAAATAGTTCGGCGTTGTCTGGGCCAAGGAGTCCATGCCGATGTACTGCATGATATTCGCAGAATCAGGCTGGTTGATATCGATAGATTCGCCCTGAACTACCTCAACAGCGCCAAGCTCAGTCTTCATGATGACTTTAGCGCACGTTACGGTACCTACTGCGCCAACGTCCAGGTTCGTATCGAACGGGATTTGAAACGTGGTGTCGCTTCTGAAATTGATAAGATATTTACCGCTTTGGTAAGAGTCGTATGCAGTTCCAGTGTTCTCGATAATCACTGTCTGGTTGGACGCAAAACCGTGACTCGATGACTCTGCCACGAAGCCTTGAGAGCCTATGGTGCGGGACTGCGTAGTTACGACAGCCCAAGATACAGTAATGTTGCTTGGGTTAGTTGTCGCGGTGGTTTCGATATTTACTACGGTCGTGCTCTCAACTTCTACCTTGTACGTCCCGTCATATGCGCCAGCGTTAGCGACCACAACCCTGTCGCCGTCAACCAGTCCGTGGGCCGATGAGAAGTTTAATTTGGCGCGCTTACCATCAGAGTCAGACACGTCTACGTCGTTCGCGTAAGTGGCGTCAATGGAGCCGATATCCATTATGGTGTCTGAGCGGTTTGCCAGCCAGTAAAAATCACCACCGACGGCATATGACGTCACAGAGTCTCTGTCATCGACGTTGATGTCTGGGTTTTCGTAAACACCTCTAGTGTAGACTGCGGAGTCAAGAGCAGAAGTGCCGGCGTATGGTTCCTCAAGAAGGATGGACACTGCAGTGCTTGGTGACGCTGGACTTCCACTGGCGCCCAGTGCGGCAAAAAAACCAACTACGCGGACGTACAAATTCTCATTGTCGCCCTTGCGCTTAATCCAGTCGCCGAGTTTCAAGTTTTGAAATAGTTCCGCCGCGCCGTTGACATAGTTTAAACCGTTGCTGAACGTGACTGGGGTATCGAGCGCGTTGATCTTGGCATTGCGGACCATCTGGATCCACATTACCTGCTCGTTGTCGAGCTGTATGCCTGTCGTAGGGTTTTCGCGAACGATGATATCCCGCTTATCGTTCATCTTGCGGTAGAGGATGTCTTCTGACCACGTCACCTTACCCGGCGTGGATTCGTCATGGCTCCATTGACCCTTTGATTTCACGCTGCTCGCTAGCGCGTCGTCGAAAATGTTTACCAAGTTGAGTGCCTGAGTAGTCTCGTACCAGTAGGTGGTACCAGACAGTTCAAGCAACTTCGTCATCACGGCGTCCATCCAGTCCTTAAGATTCTGGATGTTCTTATCGCCGCCGAAGAACGGGCTGGGAGAAGCTGATGTTTGTATCGTAGATGGCGGTTCGTTTCGTGCGTACTGAGATTCTGGCAGAGGTGGGAATTGGAATGTGGCGTTAGAGTCTGGCGATACACCGCCAGTTCCAAGCCTGAACATCATGTTTCTCGCGTCGGTGATCTTCTCTACTGTGGAAACGCTGCTGTACTCTATGATGGCAACTGGAACGGTACCGTCTGGAAAACCAGACGTAGAAACACCTACTTGCACAACTAGCACGGACTCAGTGTTGATGTCTTGGTTGAATTCACCACCTTGCCCACCGTTCAAGTCGACGTCCCAGAAAGCCCTCGTGTCCTGCGCTGCTCCGGTGGTGGTTAGGGTCAAATAAACATAGTTGATTGCGCCAGGACGCAGCTCTGGAACTAATGGTGCCGATAGGGCGTTGCCGTCGGGAAGACCATAGAAAAAGCTTCCTGCCGAAGATCCTGGGTAGTAAATAACGGAATCAGAAACCTTAATCGTGACGCCAGCTGTATTGATTGCCTGAGGAGCGTCAATGATTTCAAAGCCTTTTAGTATTAGACCGCGATCGCCTACAAAGCTTCTTATCAGCTCTTTAAAGTCTGACGCCACGTACGATTGCAGGGCCAAAAAATCTGGCAGGTCGATACGCTGCTGAGAGCCAATTAAAAGTCTTCCCAAGACCGCCATACATAACTCCAAAATACTATTATGCTTTTTAAGCAGTAGAGGTCGATTTGCTTGACCCCGTCTAGTAGCTTATAGCATTATACAGTACCTATAATTAATCCAACGGGTTGTCTGGCGTTTGGGAATAGACATCAAAAGCAGAATAATATAGAGTTGGGTACCGTACCATATACCGAAGGAACACACCCGCACTCTTAACCTCTTCGATGAGATTCTGCAGGATGACCCTCGCTGCCGACGGATCTGATACGTAGAACCCATATTCCTTGCCGAGTCCGCTCATGACGTGGGCACCTTTTCGCCTTATGGCGGTGATGGATGACCCGGGCGGATGGTCGTACTGAAATATGTAAGCAGGATCAAGAGCCAAGACACCTTCTGAGGCCTTATATAGATACCTAACTGGCCCTTCTTGGGTATTCAGACCGTAGTCGAATATCAGGAAACCTTGCTCCTCTGGGATGTTGTTTGGTGTTTGTATCTGCAGGTTTAGCACGATGTTACCGGCTTTTACATCTGTAATCACCTCGCCGACAAATGATGATATTACAAAAGCCGCCTTGGTGTCGTACAAATATGGACCTAAAACACCGGTATTAATATTCGCAGTGGTCAGGTACAATTTTGAATCGCTGTTTGCTAAACCAACCTTCTCAACCCTAATAGATCCGCCAGAGCCAACAGACGTGGTTCCGTTTGTCTGGAAAGTAAACTCAGTAGGAGAAACGATCTCGCCAGCTTCAAACACGCCGTTAAAGCTTCCTCCGACAACGTCGTATACTCTCAGGGATTGACCTACTTTTAGATCGTGGTTAGTTGAAGTGATAACCGACACCACTCCATTAGAGTCGCACGATATCGATGATATGGAGAGCTCGTAAACCTGAGCTAGATCTGGCAGGCTGGGTGTCACGCCTCCAAGAACGTATTTTTGAGTCAGTGGGTTTAGCGTCTTTGACGTGTATGAATACTTTTGCTCGTACGCGTCAAAGCTTCCAATTATATCCTGAGATGCGAGTGTGTCCTGGGTCGGCGTTACGATACGGTTTTTGATTTGCTCTAACTTTTCAAGCACAAACTGTCCAGCATTAGGCCAGTCTTCACCGTTCTCGATCTCAATTGACGAATTTGACGGCGTATCTGTCACGCTCGACACGACGCCGTTCAAATGCGCAGAACCCTTAAGTTCGCGCCTAACCACGGGCGGTGTTGCGGGCATCTCAATTATTATCTCCCCAGGGGATACTTCCCAGACTATAGAGCGATTGTTTCTCGTATAGACGACAGATCTTTCCGGCCTAACAAACCTGACAAAATAGTTGGGGATTAGACCGTGATCAAAAGATCCCGGGGTGGAAAACAAGTTATTGAATTCAAAGTAATCTTCTGTCAAGTTAACATTTATTATCTGGAACGTTCCAGAGTTACCCGGCATATCAATCACGACATTATCGCCGACCCGCACTAAACTCAACCCGATAGGAGATCCGCCTGCGTGCGTAAAACGCGTCGTGTCGCCAATCTTTGTGATAGTCCACTGCGTAGTCTCGCCAGATCCAGCGTCTGGAATAATCCCTTTAAATCTTAATGAGATGTCTACCCGACCACCAGTGACCTCTACTGAACCTTTAGACCCAATGGTTTTCGTAAAAATTCTTACGTAGCTTCTTTTGGTGATCTTGTTCTCAAATGAGACCGCAAAGCTATATTTTGCCTGGCGATTTATGGCAGAAACGATCTCCTCAGCTGACGCTGAAGATACGTCAGTAAATTCAGACGCGCTGAAAAGTATGCGCTCATAGTTGATCGCGTCCACCGTGTATTCGAGTTCCCATCCGTCCTTAAGAAAAAATGGTTCAAATTCAGTAGATTCAACAAGCGCAGTAGTTGACTCCCGGAAGAAGAAGATGTCTAATAGCTGGTCAATAACTAGTTTAACCTGTTTAGGTTGATACGCCAATATCGGCACGTACCGTCTGAGAGTTGCGTCGTCCATGCCGACAACTTTAGGTCTAGAAACTTTGTAGTTTGCCGCAAGGCGGTCGATATACGGTCTGCTTGCTGTAGCGATGAAGAACTGCTTTCTAACTTCCTCAATCAAATCCTGTGCATCCTGGTCAGACTCACCAATAGCCTCAACCAACGCCTTCCAATTTGGGTTAACCCGCGTGTTGAAGTACGGGTTAAGTAAATCGTGGATGTTATCAGTAGCTGTTCTATTGTTTGCCATATACTACTCTTAAGAGAGGCTGATTAGTTCTGGCGTGATGAACGCCTTTTCATCATCTGCTACCGGTATCCGCTCTTCGCTCGGTGCCGGAGTAGTAAATGTTACCGCGTCGATACCTATAATTGCTTTTACCCTCGCGATAATTTCTGAAAGCACAACGTCACCACCAACGCCCAAGGAGCTGATGTAGTTGATCACGGCTGACTTGATATCATTAGTGATATCTGTGAGGTTTACGCCCTCTTTGGTCGTGATCTTGAGAGCAATTTGAATCTGCTGGATAAGAGGAGGAAGAACCTCGATAGAAGACCCAACGGCACGCTGACCAGGATACGTAGAGGACTCGGGCTCATAGCCGTCGATGATTCTTTGAACTGTTCTCATCAGGCCAGTGTAGTACGAGTAACCATCAACACCGGTAGTGATGCCAAGAGGAAACTCCAGCTTTCCTAAAGATTTAACTTTAGTCTCGTAGGCTTGAGACATCTTGTATGCGCGGTCAGAAGGATTTAAGTAGAGAATTCGCTGCGTACTGCTGGTCTGGTTGATGGATGTATTGTACACTTGACGAATAGATTTGTATTTATAATCTTCGCCTTCTAGCACGTAGAAGCCATCTAGTTTAAGACCAACCGTGCGGTTAGACTGTGATATACCGCTGGCGTTAGTTACTCGGATATAAGGCGACAGATATGGCGTATCTATTCCGCTCGAACTTCCCCAGCTAACAACAGGTCTTGTCCCCGTGTTTACTTGGTTAAACCAGTTAAAGCTCGTAAACGCGTCGACCACCAGGGAGTCGCCGACTATGACAGAGTCGCCTTCGTAGATTGCCAGATCGTCATCACTGAGGAGCAAGGTTCCTTGGCCGACGTCTGTTTCAAAGTTAGTAACGACACCAGTTGCAGATGCTGTCACGCCGCGGTAGTTCTGGCCGAGCGTGATGCTAGTGGATCCAACGGACTGAACTTGAACAAAGTAGTCATCGTCATCCTCGGTCTTCTTGACCCAGTCTCCAGAGCTCACGTTGGCAAAACTTCCAGCAGCTCCAATTACGGTCGACGAACCAGACGTCCACGTGACCGCTGTGTTGGACGGATAACTACCGTACGACAGCCAGCGATAGGTATTAAGCTCTTCGACGCCGCCAGCATTTTGAATTATAAGCGAGTCGTTGTCGACGGCTAAAATGCGGAATCTTCCGGCGTTGGCAGAGCTAAAGCTCGAACCGCCGATGACCACGAAGTCATCAACCGCTGCGCCGCAGTCTGCAAAGTACGGACTAGGACCCGATGCCCTCGTGATCCTGAACAGATCCAGCATGCCAAGGCTTTCGATCTTGTATTTGGTAGATAAGGCAGAGTGTTTCAGTCTGAATCTTATAAACGGTGTTGGGCTTACAGATATGGTCGCGTTTAGTCCAGAGAAAGAAGCACTGGCCATCGTGGCACCAGTTGGGTTCAGCACGTCAACATACCGAGATGCGGCATTGACGAATACCACTGGAAACCCAGACGCCTTCAAATCTCCAGCCGCGTAAGACTGGTTCGCAGAGGTCCAAGGTGCCGAGAATGTGCCGTAAGCGTTTAGAACGTCGCCGGCTAAAACATTACTCAAATTAGTTCCAGGTATAGATGCCGCATCAAAGTCTGTCAAGAAGGCAACAGCAGCTGGAGAAAGTGGATCTGTAAGCGCGATGTATGTCTTGGACACGATAGTGTTCAGCGAATCTGTGCTTAAAATATCTACTTTTACTTTATAGGTGGCGGAATTGTATGGACCGCTTACCGTAGATGGCGTGGTTGCGTTTCCGTCTACGGCGTACCATACGGCGTAGGTGGAACCGTCATCCGCTTCAAAATAGAAGTAATCTGCCTGCGTTGGCACCGCAGATATGGCCATCGAGAACTGCATCTTTTTACCAGGCACAGCCGGAGGACCTACAACGTCATCTACGCCTTGAGCGTATTCGTAAACTTGAAGCTTAGCTGATTCTGTTGAGCCATCCGCAATATAGTCTGTAGGAACAGTGGTGATCACGCCGTTTACTTTAGAAGTGATAATGACCTTGGCACCAGATTCTGTGTGCGTCCATCTCCAGACTAAACCAGCAACTTTTCCGTAAGACGCAGAGACGTCGGCGATAGTCCAGCCAGTAAACGGCCCAATCCTCGTAGTTCTTGGGTTGAATCGGTAGTAAGCGTTAGAGCCGCTCATTGATATCGAGATGGTGCTGTCACTTGTCAGTCTAGATCTTCTTTTTGCCGGTAGATCATTGTAGATCTCAACCAGATCGTTTGAGTTTATGGTGGACGGAAACGCAGAAACCTTAAGCTCAAGGTAATTTACCGATCCTTCGCCAGGCGTCACGATGGCGTCGCCGAATATAGAGAATTCGCCGATGTTTGCGCGACCACCAACAATCTCAACGCTTCCAGCGGTACCAAGCTTCTTAGACTTTATCTGTATCCTTCTGAACCTGTCGACCACGTCCACTTCAGCAACAATTGGGAGCTGACTCAAAGCTTTCTGCGTTAGGTGGTGCTTGATATTCTTGATGGTTTTAGGTATCAGTTTAAAGAATTCACCAAGATCAGCAGATTCTTGGTTGGGGCATGAGTTCATCGTGTAGATAGATGGAACTACGCCCGGCAGAACCAAAGGCTTTTTCAGCGTAAACTGCGGACTAGAATTTGAGAAAGTCTGAACAAAAGATTCGCCATCGTGTAGAGACACGTAGCTGTTTAGGCCAGTTGTAGGATCTGGGTTGTGGCCGTACGCGAGCGCGCTTGGGTTGCCAGAATAAGCGTACACCTCTTCGCGCGTCGCCTTAGAGATCGCTAATGCTGGATCTCCGACCGGAACGGCGATAAGTGTCTGACTGGTACTTATCGTGTTGCAAATGCTCGCAACATCGTTGTTAACCAGCGGAAACACACTGCAGGACGTCGTTGCGTTGATACCTTCTACGCCGTCGTCTACGCCTTGCTGAGATACGGCGATGGTGAATCCCGTAGAATACGGTGCTGTACCGTTGGCGGCATCTATACGGCTGCCATTTTCTGCGTCCGTGATCGTCGCCACTGAACCAAGTACAGATGCTGAAAACTCAGAGTCAGCTCCAACGAAAGAAGCTGTAGCAGTGGCGACAGCGCTAGCGGAAGCGCCAGATGCTATCGCGACCTGTATGGCGCGATCACAACCGTGTGGAGGTAGCGCACTGGATCCCGTGTTGTACCACACAGCAACGCTGCCAGATTTATCATAAATCTTAAAGTATTTGCCGCCCAGAGTTGCCTGCGCAACGCCGGGAACAGACGTGGCGAACACGAATGACAAGTTGGGACCATTTGAAGCCACCGTGACTGGACCCACAAAAGAATTCGTAACAGTTATCGTATTGCTTGCAGCGATAGCGCTAAACTTAAGATCACTCTCAATCATCGCCGCAGTTTTTGTGGCTACGTTCGCCGCAGAGTCGCCAACAAGGATCGTGGGGATCCTGATATACCGAGAGCCAGCTGGACCGGTTGGCTGTGCCGCGGAGCCACTGATGTCGTACCAAAAAACTACCGGACCAACATCGTCGTACAGGACGAAGTATCTGCTGTTGTCTACTTGACCAGCCGTTGAGCCCTGTTGAGTTGTCGTAATGGTCTGCTGCATCGCCATGCCCGGCACGTCTGCCACCGCAGTAACGTTGGTAATTTCTGGAAGCCCAACAGACGTAGCTGCTCCGTTTGGATTATATATATCAATGGTGCGGTTCACGCTGTCTTTGGCGTTGATCCTGAACGTGCCTCGGTTTGCGGCAGACACGCCTGATGCAGCAGATAGTGAGATGATATCGCCAACAACGACAGACGACAAATCCACGTAGGACTGCTGAAACTTGTATCGCCAGTTGTTCGGCGACACTTGAGTAACCTTAAACGTAGTTCCACCCACGATACCGGTAGATCTCGCGGTTCCGGACGCAAATGAATATGTTGTCAGCGTGTAGTCTGGCTGGTTATCATGGCGAACACTTGCGGATTGATCCGGCGTAGAAGGGTACTCTAATCTTAAGCGATGCTTATCGCCGGTTGGTCCATATTCTTTTGCCCTGACGATCATCGTGGCCGTAGATGCCAGTGCACCACCTGTGCGGTACCAGTTCCTGCTTCTCATCCAGAGCGCGTAGTCACTAAAATCAGTGCCAGCGGTAGTGGTTGACCAGACCTGCAAAGTGCCAAAGTTTATGCCGCTTTCGTTGTCGGCGTCGTCCGCGGAGAACGCAGTGGCAGACGGAGAGTACTGGTTGTTTACCCGACCAGTTCTCCACATATTAACGTTGATTGTCTTGTTAACAGCGTCGCCATCCATGATGAACACGATCGAGTCATCAGAAGAAAGGCTTAAGCCTCGCGCGACACCGACCTCATCTCCAGCGTGATAGCCGAACTCAGTTCTTGGGGTTGCAATCTGAGTTCCAACCTCGTCACCGACTAAAAATTCTTTAACGTATCTGAACTGTGATTTGTTCGATCCTGACGTCACGTTTACCACGTCGTCATAGGACATGGTGGAGGAGTTAAACGTCCCAGATGCTGTGATAGTCTCACTGTATCCCGATGGGTTTGGAACCGCGTCAACATCTAGCGCGTCTTTTACGTCTGCGTAGCGAAAGCGATCGAGCCACACGTTAGTTGACGTCGGTGCGGTTCGTTTAAACATAGAAAACAAATCTTTACCAGTAACTCTTGACGCAACGTGGGACTGGTTGCCTAACTCTAGCCCTTGACCGGTAGGAAAAGCGAGGGTCATACTTCCAACAGAAACTGGAGTCGCGATAGATCCACCGTTTTCAGTTGTGCTTGTAAGTCTTACAGAGTTTGTCTTAAAGATACTAGCGCCAACGTTTAGAAGCCTGGTCTGAATTGAAGATGCGATGTCTTTTAGCGAGGCGCTTGCCGGTGTCGGTAGATAAGAGCCGCGCCAGATCTGCGGATAGACATTGCAACCAAAAATCTGAACATCACTGTCTGAAATTACGGTCAGAGGGCCTTGGGCCGTTGCACCAATGTTTGCCACATCTAAGTACGTGTCTGTTGATGCTGTAAGATGGCTGCCCTTAGCCAGAATCTTAAAGAGCCCCGCGTTGTTAGACGCAACCCAGCCAGAACTGGCGCCTCTGTAGACGATGTAGATATAATCGCCGACCTGAGCGCGTTCAAAAGAAGACACCGCGTTAGACATCAATCGCATAACACCAGATGAGGGTGTTGATATTGTAACTGCGCTGCCGATTGCTAAAATCACGGCAGATCTTGGCGTCACCAAGCTACCATCGGCTGCGATCACCAGCTCTGCCGGTCTAGACGCAGAATCAGTAGACAAATTAAACGTACCATTGCTTGTCTCTGCGCTGGTAACGCTGCCCTTTGCGTCCACCGTTCCTGCGGTGATTGTATCGCCCGGGCTAAGAGTTATTTTCAACTGCAAATTGCCAGTTTGACGATTTAGGGTGAATTGAGACTGTGTTCCCGTTGAGTACGTGGAAGATCCGCTAAAGACAGTTCCTAGCAAATTACCGCCCAGCAGCGCTAAAGACGACCCAGAACCCGACTTGTTAGAGCGTATCTGAATTTTGCCACTAGATGTCGGCGTCGCCGTAATCCCAGCGAACTTTAGATTAAAAACGCTCGCCCACTCTGTTAACGAGACAGCCGTAAGCGGCTTCCCGTTGAAGTCTGCTGGTGCAAAACTCGCGTTCTGGGGCGGGGTGCCGTCAACCTGGAGAATCACGTTGCCGCTCGTGGGTAGAGACAACCAGGGTGTTGTAGCAGTCTCTAAAAGAGCAGGAAACTCTTTCTCGGTGAGAAGCTCGTTGTTTCTGTAGAGCGTGATGTACGAGTATTTGTTTGTCGGAAACTTAAGAACCGAGTTAGCGTATGCCGACGGATCCTCGCCGTTCTTTATCGGTGATACTTGAATATACTCTGCGTCATGAGCGGTTGGGTAGATCAAGATCCTTGAGGAGTTCTCTGCGAGTCTAGCCCTGAAAGCGTAACCGTTCTCTGTTGCTTGATCGTTTATTGAAACAACAATTTCTGCCAAAGTTGCCGCGGCGATATTCGTAAATTCGCCAGCAGAGAACGTAACTTCTTCCTCTGCCCCGTCTACAGACACCCTAAGTTTCATGCCAGCTGTCAACTCTAACGGACCGGATACCTGGTTGATAACTTGAGGTCTTGGCAGCGGAAAGTTTGCGAGCTGCAAGAATTCCTCATCACCGACAGCGGATGATAGCAGGATATCGACAGACTGGCCGGCGAATGACGGCTGAAAACCACTGCCATCATCGATGTACACGATAGATGGAGTGCCAACATCTGCGGGCTCAGTAATTACGGCGGACGAGACCTGCTTGCCGTCAGTTGAATCTGACACGCCGATGATAGCGGCTAGTATTGCTGCGCGCGTACCGCGTGCCAGTGTAGAGGCGTAGTTTTTGATTCGCTCCCGAAGTTCATCGTCAGACTCTACGTCGCGCCCATCGGTAAGCGGCGAGGTATTGGTGACTGCAGCTGAACCAAAAGGAAGACTTGCGAATTGAACAATAGTGTTTATTCCAGCATTGCCGCTGACACCAGCATTCTCGGCAACTATAGATATCTCAGCAGCAGAATCTTCACCGGCAGGAAGAACGGCATTTCTGAGCGTTACGAACCTAACTTCTGGCGTAAGATTGTTCGCTGGAATCTTAACGATTGTTCCTGCTGGAATCAGTCGATCAAGGGTTCCCTGACCGTCAATAACTGTGTCAGATACGAGATGGTCTTTCTGAAGAGCTGAACCTAAGCTGATAGTGTAGAAACTACCATTATTAACTATAGACGTGTACGTTACTGGGCCTTCAAACTGCTGAGTGCCGCGCCCGATATAAAGCGTGCCGCCGGCAGGATCCCAATCTGACGCGTCGTTTACGTATATGATAGTTGCGCCTGCGATAGGTGCTGGCTTTACACCGTAAAGCGTCGTACTTCGCTTAACGATTGAAGTGTCTTTTATTGTGACAAAACCAGTCGACCTGATTGCTGCTCTGCGAGACAGACCGTAATCTGCTGCGCGAGTATCTAGGTCAGAGTTTTTAAGTGCGTCTATGTTTAGCGTCTCAAGAACACTCAAAATAGATGAGTTGTTTTCAAAGTCTTGAGCAGCAACAGCTTCCAGCAGAGTAAGGAGCACAGATCCTGTATTGATATCGTTGACCGGCGTGTCTGCAATTATTTTTCTGACCAGTTTGCCGAGGATTTCATTGTATGTTTGAAGACTTACAGCCATTGCAGCCTCTTATTGAGGAACGTTAACACTGAACGATATTGGTATCACAGTATTTCCACCACCGGCCAGAACAACACCCAATGTAACAAGATAGCCGGACGCAGCGGATCCTCTGCTTCCTAAGTATTCTACCGTTAAGTTATCTAGTCTTTCAAACCTTGCATCGTTAAGAACTTGACTCGCTATATTTTCTGCTATAAACCGCTTCACCTGGTTAATATTAAAGTTCTGCGAGCCCACTGGGCTTATGGTGCCGTACGCCGGGTGGCGAGAAAGAGAACCGGCCTCCGTTGATAGTAAAATCTTCAACGCTTGCAAGGCGTTATCTGCACCGTAAGATAATTTTAGATCGCCGGATGGCGTAAAGACTAAATCAGTATCGTCGTTGATCAAGACATCAACACCCGCATTCTTCTCGTCTTCGCTCTTACTCCTTAAAAACCACGGCTCTGGTTTGTTGAGCTTGGTTTCGATTGGCTCGATGGACGGTATTAACACGTAAAAGTTACTGTTGATAGTGTTTTTCTGAAACACGCGCAAGCTAGCCTGATCAGACGTCAGATACTGCCCAAGATTGCTTTCGCCGCTCAGCTGAATTACTAACTCGCCAGATACGGGGACTTCTTTTATGGACTCTATAACTCGTTGATCTGGTTGAGTATTTAAATTCGACTGAAGTATGACGATCTGGTTGATAAACACTTTATCTTTGTTGTAGCGTCCCATGATATCTGTGGCTGCTATATTGATCGTGCTATCCTTACCGTTGACTATTAACGGAATCTTTTCGCCAACCTCATCAATATAGGGTGGTTTTAAGCCGTTCGCAATAGCGATCTCGATCCAGCGGTCCGGGTCGCCCATCGTTCTGGCTGCAAGAGTTTGTAAAGATTCACCATAATTAAGTCTAGTCAAAGTACCAGACGCGTAGGACAGGATATCAATATCTGGATTGTTCGCGTTGGCCCTGGCAAAAGCAAAGGGATCTATATAGGCAGTACTGTTTAGTAGTGTTTCATTTGCCAGTATGGCATCTACAGTAAATATGCCAGTTTGAAACTGATAAGAAAATACTATATCTGTTATAGATTTGCTTAAAAGTTGGGGAAGAGATCCCCTGTTGTAGACTTTATTGTAAGTCGCGTCTGTTCCGCCAATAGTGTCCGCTACGGCATCTCGACCATCTACCAAATTCTTGCGCATCTCTACGAATTCGTTTTTTGTGAACGATGATACGCGCTGCTTTTCTGTATCTATGAGTTTTTGCTCTATTGGCGAGATTGCGAGTTCGCTAACGTACATATTGTCAAAAACTGTATAATACTTTGATATTAAAGTATTATTATTGATATTTTGCTTTATGCTCGTAGACTGCGACCTGGTGGTCTCTACGAACTCGCTAAACAATTCAATCTCTCTTAAAAGTCTAGCAACATCATCATATTGTTCAGAGTTTCGCAGTATTTTAGTTTTTATTTGCTGCCAATTTTCAAAAATATACTCTAGGCGCAGAGAGATGAGTATGGGAATATCGGATAATTTTAACTGATCATTGTCTCTCAGTTTTAACCATAAACTAATATCAGATAGCGCAGAGTATGCCTTTGAAACGGCGTCCATGTCATGCTCCTAGTGTGCTGTAGGCGCCCACGGCTGAATTTGCTAGACTTTTTGCTTTGTTCGCAGTGTTTTTTAATTTAGAAAACAAAGAAGGTTTGCCGTCGAGTCCTAATTCAGCGACCCTGTCTTTAAGACTAGCAGGATCTTCCTCATCCTTCGTAATACCGGTGAGGTTGTAGGCTCTCAGCCTTATCACGTAATTATAGAGCATTGGATTCTCTGCGCTTCTTTCTAACGTGAATGTCTGAACCGCGCAGGAATATTTATTGTTATCTTTGTAGTTTAGGAAATAAAGAAGACTTTCATTTTTAGAAGCTAGCGGTGATGCTGGTTTAGGTTTTTGCTTACCTTTTGCAGCTGATTTTTTATAATCTAGCAAAAACTTATAAAAGTTATGAAAAGCTGCATAACCTGAATTGTCGTTAAAAACGCCGGCTTCAAACCCGTTGCCAGGTTTATCTCCCCAGATATTTTTTATATCTCCAGCTTGATTTAGCGCGTTGTCAACTTTGCCAAGCGTCTTGCTGAAAAAGCCACCTGCAAGCGAAGCTAAAGAAAACGCGCTGTAATTCTGCCTACCAGAATATGATTTTGTAACCTGCTGCGACCTATCCTCTACATATCGCGGCGAAAATCCAGTAGTACCTTGAATAGTGATATCAAAATATCTTTGCTCAGAATGCTCTTCAACAGTGCCGTGCAGCGTGGATATAACGTTTGTAGCATAATGCGTTGTTATTGTTAAGTTTTGTGGATTAATTGGCAGATAAAATATTTTAAATTTGCCGTCTATTTTAGCTTTAAATCCGTAGGGTAGTGATTTATACCAATACTCTGGTACCGGGTTGTACGTGTCGCTCGTGTTAGAGATTATCTTAGGCTTTGACGCGCCTAACAAACTACTGGCCTTAGATTTTGCTGCTTCTAATGGGTTTTCGCTCATATAGACCTCCTAATATATGATACCAGTTGATCTTATAAGCTTCCCTTAACCAGGGATAGTTTTGCCTTGATGGCTTCTATTTGAGCCCAAGTTGGCGCTGACTGCACAGGCGAGCACGGCCCCACTGGAGAGCTAACAACTAAGGTACCTATGGCATCTATCAATTTTATGATGGTATCAAATAGCTCAACGCTTCCAGAGCCTATGGCAATCTGGTTCGCCTTAATCTTTACCGACGCCGTAGCCTCGATCGATGCCTGGAGAGTTGACACGGACCACGATTTCTTAGCGTTTATGGAACTATCGACGCACTCCATCTCAAGCTTTCCACTTGTTTTGGTAAAATTTAAAGTCACAGGTCCAGAGGCGATTGTTATCTTCCCGCCTGGTTTGTCTAGTTTTATTGACTGAACTAGAGGATGCGCGTCGCTGACTTCAAAACTGCCATCTTTATCAAAGGTGAAGTAAGAACCAGACGAAACTGGATTATATTGGGCAGGCGGTATTTTCTGACCAGAGATCGCTTTTAAAAGTGGCGTGTTTACCGGTGTCCCCTTGAAGGTGACCTTATACGCGCCCTCATCGTCTATGGTCGTTTCGAGTCCGTTGAACTCCGAGATGTAAGAGATCTTGCCTTTTTCTAACTTTGACTTGCGTCCTGGGTGCCTAAGGCTACCCAATATTACGCCGTCTGCTGGTGATCCGTTTAGGTGCGCGACAACGACAACGTCACCTACCCGCGTGCCCCAGTTTGCAGGAAGAGGTGCGACAGTTTTTATATTTTGAGTTCTGGGCGACCACTCTTCGTAGTTGTAAATATCGCCAAATCTAGACATCTGGCGGCATTCGAGAAAATATCTTAGACCGCGAGATTGAACTTCCACCTTGTAGAAGTAGATATCCAGGTCGGTGTTGTAGTTTTCTTCCCTAACAAGACCCACGTGAACGTTGTTTATGGTCGCGTTCTGACGCGTGACGTTAGGATCTAACCATAGCGATGAGTCGTTAATAATCATTTTGTTGCATCTATTTGATATGAGTCTTTGACGATTTCATCTTCAGGCTTTAGGGCGTTCCCGTCGGTGTCGATTCCAAAAGATTGACTATCGGTCAAAACTGACCCAGAAGGGTCTGCAAAAACACCGCGAACGAAATTCACAGTAGTAACGTACGAGCGGGAACCGTTTTCTGTGTAGCTAAATCTGTGACCTACGGCTTCGATATGCGCAACCATCTGGACGTTCGATGTTTTGTTCTTTACGCTGAGTCCAGCTTTAGCTTGCTCTTTAACAAAGTTAGTCATCCCAAGGGTAGACGCGTCGAAAGATATGTTCTCTCCGACGCCGACGTAATCGTCCAGCCCCATGAACGTCACCGATCCATTTAGCATCTTGTGTGTGTCAAAGTACCAATGCTTAAGAACTGGCAACCAGTTTTTCAATCTCGATGGATCTCCGGTGCCAGACTCATTAGGTGGCAAGAATGTCGTGGAAAACATCATGGGTTTAAGGCCGTTCCTGGCAAAGGAGCCGCCGGACGTGTCGTATATCGCGGCGTCGGCTTTTGTCCAGGCACCCATGGCCGCTTTAGCAGCTTCTTCAGGAAGCGTTACGCTTGAAAAATCCGGCATGAGCTCAATAAAGTTAACTAGATCTCTCCAGTTGTCGCCCGCGTTAACAGAGACGATCAGCTCTTGTGGGATTTTTGTCTTCTTAAGATTGAAGAAAGGAGAAGTGATTTTTAATGCGTCTGGGTTTGCCGGTGGCGTCGGGGACAACCAAAATGGTCTTGGTCTTTTAAAGAGGGAAAGCTGAGGTTTGTCACCTTCCCACCTCATCTCGCAGAACATCTCATTTACTACGTGAGCGCTATGTTCTGTGAGTATCTGCCACACACTGTGAACCCCAACAAGCGAGTTCGGATTCATGAATCCTGTAGCCTCAACTTCGCTACTTTCGTATTGCTCTTTATTGCTAGTAAAAGATATGCGACCAAATTTATAGTGAATATTATCGGCAAGATTGTAGCTAGGAATTGTCTTATCGACCTTGGCGGCAAGTGCGATCGGCAAGACAAACTGGGAAAGCGGCGCCCATCTGTTCATATCTGGCACGCCAGGTTCTATTGGCTGTTGAGATCCCCAGGCGCGTATGATGGACTTTATCAAAATGTTTGGAGAAAAAACCTGAGATACCGGGGTGGCTTTGTCAAACAGCTCTGAATTTGAGATTAATTTTATAACTTTATAAAATGCATCGTCGAGCGCGTTAGTTATGTATGGATCAATATACAGCATCGACTCGAAGACCTGACCCCAGTCCTTACCTTCAAGCGTATATACGCTCCTTCTTGCGCCTGATGTCTGATCAACATCAATGTTCATCCTGACGCTGTCGATGCGGCCGATCATCTTGAGTGTTTTAGAGCTAGATTTGTAGATATCTTCCGGCTTCATGTAGTCCGGCGACATATGGATCTCGATCCAGCTGCCGGGGGAGATGGCTGCAACCCAATTTCGCGTTGGTGCAAGTTCCACCCTAAAAGATCCAGCAGGACTGGCTTTTGTCTTAGTCGTAGATATGGACACTATTGATTTAGTCGCGACTATGATTTCATTCTGCTGTGTCGTTATATTAGCAGATCCACCTCGATCTACGTATGTGTAGATCAATATCGCTGCCGTCGGTGTTCTTGTTAATACTGGTGACATATGCCTGCTGCGTCTTAATTATTTTTATTTAAATGGTACGCCGCGTTTTTTTTGATCTTTACTCTCTGGCATTACCGCTGGAAGCGTACCTGGACTTCCAAGAGGAGTTACGGCCTTAACAAAGGCTTCTACCGCAGTTTTAAAGTCTCCCACGCTCTCGTCAAATATTCTAGTATCTAATTTGATATTAGTAGCTGCGGTCGTGGCGCGAATGGCGGCTTCGTTGGCGTCGGCACCAGTAGCAGCTTGAGATGCTATATCAGCCATCTCCTGCATGCTGAATGGTGCTTGAGCTATTTGGCCTGCAACACTCGCTGCGCCTGCTCTTTGAGCTTTAGCAGCAGCACCCATTTCTCCGCCAGGGCGTTTTGGATCAAATCTGCCTGGTACTTTGCCACCGTGGCGTGTCATCTCTATTCCAGGTATGCCGCCTGGAAATTGGCCTGAATAATATATTGCTTCTGTGCTTAATTGATCGTAACTTATCTTGCCCTCGCGGTAGTCAGAAAGCTCTTTAGCAACCTTAGGTGTCAACAATGCTGTGGAGTAATCCATAGCCTTGCCGTACAAAGCCGATTCAGCTGCGCCAACAGCTCCCGGTCCTTTATATCTAAGATCTTTTGTTAAGAATGTTGGAATCGCACCTGGCACAGCAGAAAGTGCTGCAATGACAGCTGGACTAACTTTTTCGCCAGCTTTCATACCTTCAAAATATTGACCTTTAAGAGAGGCGACGATTTCAGGCCTCATCTTTGCCATATCTATGGCTTCTAGCATGCCGATATTAGGATCGTTTGCTTTAATCCTGTTGAAATATTTTATTGTTTGAATGTCCTGACCAGCGCGCGCAGATAGTCCTTGAACTTTTTCAAATGCGCCTGAAACAAGTGCCTGTTTAAGCATCTCGTTCATCGGCGTTCCGCTTAGAGCATCCAACCCTCTCGTAAGGGAGCGCTGAGTTTCTAGTGCGGTAGAGACACCCATACCTGCCCCAGATCTAGATAGCATCTGAGTCATATTGAATAGGCCTTCTAAAGATTTAGCGTCATCGACGCCACGGCGAACTGCGTTTGCCAATATCTCTTCGACTTCTTTTTGTCCGCCGCCGACGTTTGACATCTGGCCGACGCGCCGAATATAATCATCGGCGCTCATTATACGAGCTTCTTGAAGTTGGGCACCGCGAGATACTATTCCCGCTCCTTGGTCTCTAGATCTGACAAACTGCGCACCAATCGTTCTTGCGCCCAAACCAAACAGTGCTGCAGTTTGTTCTGGCATAAGGCCATAATCTGCTAGCTGAGGAGCAGCCTCTATAGCGCGGTTGTATACATCACCCGCTCTGCTGCCAGCTCCCATCATCGATCCGTATGCAGACATTCTAAAGTCATAAAGCGCTTTGTTTGCCGCATCAAGAGTCGCATAAGACGCGTCTTCGACTCTTCGCTGCAAACCCGTGGCTTGAAGCGATGTAGATGCCTCTGTGATGCCTTTTCCAAGTTCAATCGCACCCTGCCCAGCACTAAGAACATTGCTTGCCGCGGATCCGGCTAGATTTCCGGCAATCATCTTGCCAATAGAGCCGCCTCTAGCGGCTAAAAAACCAGCAACACCCGCTTGACCAATGCCTACTGCGCCTTTTACACCAGCATCTACAGCTGTTCCGATTACAGCTCTTTTCCCGTATGCCTGACCGGTTTCAATAGATCTTATATTCAGCTGCGTGTATAGACGACGCATAGCAGCAGTATCGCCGCGTGCTGCGCCGATTTGATCGAAGTAATCTTGGTTGGTCATTTCAGCAGCCTGGGCTCTAAGAGCTAGCTGCTGCATATCCGCGCCAACAAATCCATACTGCGCCAAACCTACAGCGGCACTAATGCTAGGACCGATAGATGAAGCGCCAGATATGAATTTGCCAAATCTACCGCCACCACCACCTGCGTCCTCTATCTCTCTGAATATCTTGTTCTGCTTGTCGTACGCTTCGCTTGTTTTTTCAAACTCTTTTCTAGTTGATGCCGTTACTTTTCCAGTTTTTTCTAGTTCTTCGCGCATCTTGCCTAAACTAGATACAAATGCGTCTTCGGCAAGTTTAAGTCTCTGCGCGACTTCTTTAGAAGAACCATATTGACCTGAAGCGACACCTGCGCGTATCTCTTCCATGCCGCGGCGTTCGCCTATGTAGTCTGCGATTCTTTCGCCACGACCAATGAGATTTTCTGCAACTTGCCTATTTTTGACCAGCTTTCTCTGCGCTTCCTCAAGAGCCAGCTCTTTAAACCTTTTATCCTGATACTCTTTATCTAATCTAAAGAATCTTTCTCTACCCTCGGGTGTCTGAATGTTTCCAGGGGTAGCAGCAGCAGCAAGCTCAATTCCTAATCTTTCCCTCGACCTAGAAGCCCGCTCAATTCCTTTAGGTAAGTTAGAAGGAAGACTGATCTCTGCGTATTTTTCTACTGTTGCGGCAAAAGCGGGATCGGACATCATCCCCCTTATGCCTACTCTAGGATGAGCTATTTGCGCTATAACATGCTGCTCAAATTGTCGACCTGCGACCGATCTTGATGATGCGCGCTTTTCTTCGTACTGCGCAGCTAAAGCATTGGCAGTTTTTTTAATTTGATCTTCATATTGAAGAAGTTGGCGATCAATTACTCTACCAACCGAAGCTGGCGTCATTGGCAAACTAGTCGCCTGCGTCCTAGCTGCTTTTGCCTCCATGCCCGCGCTGATAAGCCATTTCTCTAGACCCTCTACGGCGGGAGATTGCTTAGCCAGTGCTGAGCTTCTAACAACTCGATCATACTGCTGTTCAAGATCACTTATGGCTTTCTTAATTTTTTGCATCTCGACAGTTTCGAGATTGCCGCGCTGTTCAGAGAGCGCTAAATCACGAGATAGACCGCTCTTAGTCTGCCGAGCACCAATGCGGTCTAATGAGTTAGGCTTTTTATTCATTAATGGATCGTCGTTATTATCCTTAGCCATCCTCAAAATCCTCGCTTATATCTTCGCCAAAATCGTCGCCGTATACTTCTTTGGCCTGCCTAAGCTGCTCTTCCATCCACGCTTTATCTTGTTCGTTAGGCTGCCATTGGGCTGATTGAGATTTTGCAGCGATCTCTGCTTCTCTCTTCTCCTCTGCTTCTGCCCAAGCTAAAGCGGCGTCTTCTTTAGCTTTATCTATATTATCAGCTTCTTGCTCAATTTTTTCTTTAGCAGCCTTCTCGCGCTCGATATGCTCCCTGTATTCATAGTAGAGCTCCTCCAGCGTATACTGTGCAAGCATCGGATCCTTAAGGGGTCTAGAATATGTCTTGCACCACCAAAATGACAAAAAGCGTAGTTGAGAGACTTCAGAGTTAAGTTCTTCTCTGGTGACTCTCTCTACGATAGCATCGATAGCATCAAAAGCCGACGTATAGTCGGCCTCTATTTTCCCAGTTCCCTCTGGGAGGCTTTAGCTTTTTCTTCTAATTCTTTTCGCCAGTTTAAGGACTCTTCTTCGACCTTGTCGAACAAGGTTACCAGCGCATCTTCGTCTTCGATGCTGATTCCGCGACCCTGCGTCCACCAGTTAGGACCGTCAACGATCTTAGTTCGCAGGGTGCTTAGCGCGATAGCCATGCCCATTAGCCCGTTGGTGGGGTTGGCCATGTCCGATATTAAGCGGCTTTTTTCAAGTTCGAGCTGGTACTTCTCTGCCACATTTAGTTTGCACTTTATAGTAAAAGTGCCCTCGTATGTGGTGCCGCTATCTTGACTAACGTATGAAAATGAAAAGGTTCTTTCTTTCTTTGGAAGATCCATAAAGTCTCCTATTCAGACTTTATATTTATACAGCGTATTTATTAAAAACCCATTTTTTTCTTAGCGGCATCCCAGGCGCTTTTTTGTCCGGGCGAAGATTGCAACTGATCATCGGGGATTGGGCTAGGCGGATTCTCTGCTCTCCACCCAACAGCGGTCCAGGTAAGAACTACCGTAGACAATCTTTCAGCTGACACGTCGCCTTGTTGGCCTGTGACCATGGCCTTATTGGTTTGAAACAGAATATTGTCCGTTGCTGCATCTCTAACGTCGATAGTTATATATTTACCTGTAAGAAATGTAGCAATATCAGTTTGCATCTTTCTAGCCACAGGAGAGTCGCCGGGTAATTGAAAAAGACCCAAAGTACCAGATACTGAGATCCTTTTGGGTGCGACCTCCCAAGGAAGCGGATCATCGATGGTGTAGATCTCTGTCGCCTCTGTTCTTGCGCTCCACGTGATCTGAAACGCAAAGCCAATTATATTTCCGTTGACTTTAAGTACGGCTCGTGCACCTGTCATGTACTTTGCCTGAGGTCGCAAAGTGAATACAGTGCCTAATTGACCAGCAATGTTTTTGCCGACCTGTGTATCGGTTAGGCCGTCGTTTCTGCCAAAACCTCTGCGTGCCATAACCTACCTCACGTACTGATGCTTGAAGCGTCGGCCAAGAAACTATCTTCATCTAGAAACTGAGCGATAAACTGGAATGTTTGCGTCATATTGGATCGCTTGCTAATACTTGAATTCATAGATGTAATTCTAGCATTTCTCATTCTAGCGACACCAAGCGAATCACCATTTGGCATTTTTTGATATATTTCAATATCAAACGTCACGCCGTCCTGAAAGCTTGCTGGATTTAGAGAGCGATCTGCTCGCCCATCTACACCGTTACCTAGGCCGCTGAGCAAAATGCCCCCAGCCCTATTGTCGCGTAGCGTAGTCCAACCACCAACGCCATTGCCTAAATTTGACACGTTGTTAGGGATACCAAGACCTAAATTTTCTAGTCTACTTTTTAAATCGTCTACGTATCTAACAACCGTAAAAGATCCACTCACATCATAACTAAGCGGCTCAAAAGAATTAGTTTCATAACTACCAAGACTTCTCGCCCTGGCATGCGGTATGGACACGTTGTAACTAAGATCAGTGGCGTAGGCCAATGTCACGCCATTTATTTTGAGCTTGCAATTAGCTCCAGTAACAAAGAATGGTGCGACATTGGCCATGATAAACCATCAAATTAATTAGGTAAGATCTGTAATTGTGTTAGATGGACTTGCAGCGCCTGCAAACGACTCATCGCTGTATAGGATACCTACGAAGTCGTAGGACTCAGTCATAATTCCGCGCTTGTTGAGACCCGAAGATAATCGGGTAAGACGGCAATCGCTAATTTTTACTATCGAATCTACGCTTGACGCGGCGCCATCGGTACCGACTTGTGCTGATTTTTGAAAAATTTCAAGATCAACGGTAGATGTGCTGAGCATTTTTCCTGGATTGAACGCGTCAGTTTGACCGCCACCAAACCTACCTACTCCGTTTCCATCTTTAGCAGAGGCTGGTAAACCCGCATTTCCCTTTGCTGTATATCGAACGATCGTAAAAGATCCGCGCACGTTTACTGCTATTGGTTCGTTGGTGATAACCTCATAACTACCCATCACCTCAACAGGAACCACGGACACATCTACTGAATAAGATACGTCGGTAGCATACGCGAGCGTTTTTCCACCAAACTTCAATTTTGCATTACTACCTGTGACTAAACCTGGTTTCGCCATGTTACATCTCCTGGGACCCTAGAGCCCAAATACGTTAGGGTTGCAGTGCACTATGCGACCGCACCATCTAAATATACTATCACATCTGAGACTAGTGTTTAGCACAAGTATCTACATAGAGAAATCCCCACTAGATTTGAAATCTAGTGGGGATATTTAACTAGCTAAAATAATTAGGCAGTTTGGCTAGCGCGTTGCAGGGTGATATCGTTCAGTACGAAGTCAATACCTTCAACAAGCTTAATTGTCACAGAGATGTAGATCGTGTTACCCTCGATCCTGACGCTTAGGTTTTTAAAGCCCTGCGGAGCATCAGCGGTACTCACCGTCACGCCTTGCGCAAGGAACGTAGCGAGCACGGACTCAGCAGTTCCTTTAACCTCGTTAGCGATAAGCGTGTTTTTAACGCCGATGTAACGAAGTTCCATTGTGTTGCGGAAGTTGTACGCAACAATATCAGCGGCGTATAGCACGTTAGCGCGGTTGTACACCCAGTTGTCGTCGATGCCGTAGGTCGTATTGTCGACTACTACTCGGAAACCACCAGTTCTCGGTGCTTCCAGGAAGGTGACGCCGGACTGAATAGCGTCATCGTACTGCGTATCTGGATCGAAGTCAACCACGATGTCTGCTTCTGGCGTGTTCATGGATTGAGCAGTCTGGCGGATACCAGAGCAGTTCATAAACTTAAAAGTAAGCGGGAGACCGATTGGTGCGCCGCCGCGAGCGCCAGCCATCAAGCAGGATAGTGCCCAGGGCTGGAACCACTTGATAACGCCTTGAGTGTTAGTCTGGCGGATATCTTGGATAACCATTTGGACTCGAGCATCTGCCATGTTGCCGATCTTATCTTTACAGTCGCTGTAAGAAGCCTTGACAGACAAATATCCTTGGCGCTCACTCTTCTTCTTGGTGGTTTTCATCAAGCTCAGGTGGGTCTTAACCGCTTGATGAATGCCGTCGATAGTGTACGTGGAACCAGCATCAGTTAGACCATCAGCGATATCGGCGGTTGCGTTTCGTGAGAAAAGCGGCACGACAGAGTTGACGTGGAACTTCTCAAACTTAGATAGCGCGTTGACGACGTCGGTGGTTAAAGTTGCACCCTTAGAACCGCCGGCTAAGAGCGTCTCCGTTAGAGCTGCTGGCAAACCTTTTGAAGCTGCGTTTACCAGTTCTGCGACGTTGGATTGCTCAAACAGATCTTGAACCTCCATGGCGTCTTTTTTAAGACGTGCCGGTTTTCCACCAGTAGAGCTAAACGCGCCAACAGCTGACACCTGATCAAGAGCATCAAGGCCTAATTGGTTGTAAACTGGACTAGTTACGCTTGCACTCCACCCAGGATACAGAGAGATAGATTCTGCTAATTGCTTAATAGTTACGAAGGCAGCTTTATCAAACGTGTTGGATCCTGTTGAGTCAGTTAGAACAACTTGAGTTGCGGTAACAGCAACCGACGCGGAACTTGCACCACCAGTTGAGTCGCGACCGATCTCAAGGATCACATGACCGCCAACGGTATCTTCTTCAGCGATAAGGTCGCGTTTTTGGTTGATCGTGATGGTGCAGCTAGGCTCGGATGAAGCCGAATAAAGACCAGCAGTCAAACCAAGCTTAGCGAGATCGCCAGGGGTTGAATCTACTAGTTCAAAAGAACGCCCCCATCCTTCTTGATACTGCGAAGGTGCAGCATCCATCTGGAGTTTAACTGCCGAGCCGGCAGCAGAAGCAGTTACGCCAGCAGGTAAAATGGTATTTAGCTCATCCACTAGATCGCCAAGAGTGCCATGATCAAGTGCAGTGGAGCTTAAAGTTATTACTGCAGCAGCGCCGCCATTCGTTCTGATTGAGAACGAAGCGTCGTCGAGCGCCACGCCAAATGCAGCAGGTGCAATACCAGTTTTAGCCGGCGCAGTCTCAGCGGCAGCCAAAACTTTCAAAGAAACCTGATTGCCACCGACGCCCCACTCTCTTGCGCGGGCGGTGCCGTACGAGCCAGCTAGAGCTAAACTAGCACGCGAGGACGCGTTGGTTTTATAAACCCAAACTGTCTGGGCGCCATTTGCAATCGCGCCGTCAGATGCAGGAGCAAACAAAAAGTTAAGAGCATCCACGATTGGGCCAGACCGATATTTGTTGCGGGCTTCAATAAGGCGATCTGCCGTAAAGAAGTTGTCTGCGATATTGGTTTCAGCAGAGCCTGGAGCGCCAGCATCCGCTTCGCCAAAGATTGCAACCAGACCAGCAGGCCCAAGCGGCACGTTACCAGAAAGATCGATAGTTGTTTTTGAGTACGCGCCGGGCTTGTAGATCGTAGCACCGTTGAATGATACGCTGATTGCCATGTGTTAGTCCTTCCTATATTATTGCTAGCTCTTTTAAGTCATTCTTTGCAAAGACTTTGGGTATCCGGACACTCCGCGCAGAACATATCCCATTTTACCTTAGCATTGGGCCTTAAATTGTCTTTATATCAAAGACAACCCCAACTCTGGCAATAAATCTGATATATCTTATACGCGTTAATTTAAGAGTACGCATATAAGATATGTCTAGAGCTAACTAATTTAGTTATATTAAATACTTAGACCAAACTGCTTAGCTGCCCAATTCCATTTTTCTACTGTCTGCTGACCTTCCAGGCCTCTACCTTTGGCGTCAGCTTTTAAAATTTCTTTCATAGATGGATGTAGTTTGGCGTTGGCAAACGTATTGAGCCACCATTCATCAAAAGATACTATCGGCGAAGCCTCGGGGGCGGCCTTTGGCGCCTCTGACCGCATAGACTTTTCGTACTCTTTGATTGATTTCATATCGACTTTTTGTTTATTTTTACTAGACATATAAAACCTCATACTCTTTCTAAGATGAAACCGTCTTCTGGGTTTTCGGGCAAATCTTCTGATATTACACTTGGCAACACTTCTATGTCCATATCAGTGGCTTCGGTAAATGCGTCAGCATCCCACGTATTAAACACAGTACACCGCATCCTTAGCCAGCGCGTCCAGATGTTTTCTGGCATCTTTGACGCGTCTTTTTGCCAATCTGAAGCGCTATAGGTCTGAATCTCTATGCCAAGACTTCTAGCAATAGGCTTGTATTTAAACAGCACATACGAGAGTATGTAGTACATCCAAAGAACTTGATCTGCTGCCTTGCTGCCGTGGATGCCGATGTCTACTAAGACATTCATAGACGCTATCCCAACCTCAGCATCCTCCCCGTCTCCGTAGTAGTCACTTATGGCGGCCTTCGATTCGTCCTCATTCTCGTTCGAGAGATGGATACTAAAACAAGGAACTGTTTGCGGACTAAGAATCCATGCCTGAACCACGCGAATTCTTTCGGTTGTAAACCATGTCCAAATTTTGTCTACGTAGTTTTCGCCATATGATTCTGTGAGCAAAGGATGAGATCTCTGGTATGAGAATATCTCATCAAATGCAGCTTTATCCTGGCGGAGCTGATAGATACCGTACTGCACAAGTCGCTGAACCGCAACCTCTGGCATTACCCACGCCATTTTTTAGCCTCCGCTTGATATTTGTTTATAACTTCGTCGCAGGCCTTATCGATTTCAGATCGTATAGTAGAATTAAGTGTCATAAGCGTGCCAGTCATATCAAGATCTTTCGCTGGCAAAACCCACTGTCTAGACGAATCTTGCTTACTAGACGCTGTACGAAATTCAGGCTTTTCAGCAGAAACAGGCCTCTGCCTTTCGGTTATACTAGCAGATGCTCCAAGTCCAAAAGCAGACGCCATTGTTTCTGCCATGGCTGACGCAGGAGCAGTTTCTGATGCCATTGCATTCAGGCCTGATGCTATATCTCTAGCTTGCGGCGTTGGTTTGGGTTTCGAACTGACGCCGCCGACCGGTATTATTTTATAGCGACTACCGTCTTTGGACGTTTTTGCATTGTTCAACAACCAGGGGAGCATTGGAAACGGTGGCTGACTGAAATCAGTCTGACCAGAATCAGTTGATATTTGTATGTACCCAGAGCTGGCATCGAGTTTAATTTGCGCCAGGAACTCTTCTGCACCGATGGACGACCCGTAATCCTCGGCTTCATATACGGCTTTTTCAACTATCGAGTGAATCGACTGCCTGATCTCTTCAGAAGCGCTCTCTATCGCAGAATCTACTTCTTCTGGCGGCATATCAGAAGATGTTAGATAGTATCTAAGACTGTCAAGTCGTCTTGAGATCATTTTTTGCTCTTTTTGACAACTTTAGCGCGCATATCTTTTAAAAAGTTTTCACGATCGCCAGACATCCAATCAGAGCCAAAATCAATAGTAATGTGCCCAGTGGGGCTGATACTGACCCTTGGTTTTGACAGATACGCGTAATATTCAGAAAATACTTCTTTAGGATTCGCAGGATCCGCAGAAAACGCTTCAACCTGCGAGGGCTTTTTAGATATCTTGTCAATCGAATCCTGAAGAGCGATCAATTTTTTCTCAATATCGTCAATCTCATCGCCCAGTCTGGAAGCAAGCGAATTGTGCTTATCTCTAAAGATATCTATGCGGTCTTCGAGTTTATCAAAAAGTGCCATAACTCGATTTTCAATCTGTTGAAGATCGACGGCATTTCCGTGTCTTATTTCTTCACGGATAGACTCCATCTCGTCGTATATATCCGCGATGTTGTAAGAGCGATAGTTGTTTACTAACTTCTTTATGCCATCTTCAATCACATCGTCCGGCAGCATAGAGTCGTCGTGCACTTCAAACTTAGATTCTTTATCGTTCTCGTCGTCGTACCACTCAAACACACTCATCAGCTCGCCAGTCAGAGCAGGAAGAGAGCGGTTGATAAACTGGTGAATAGTTTTCAAACCGTCGTCGATGCGGCCAGAATAAATATCGTTTACATGCTTTCTAACATGCAGCGTATAGTTTCCAAACTGGATATCCCTGATCTCATCGTCGCCCATGCCCTCAACGCCGCGCTTCAGCATTCTGAATACGCCGTTGCCCACTAGGCGCAGCGCGTCACCATGCCTAAACTCGTAAACCGCGTCCGCTACCTGACCAGAGCGAATAATGTTCTTGGATAAAGTTTCCAACTGCTCAACCTTAAGCAGATCTTTTATGGATTTGTTAGTTTTTGCCAGGCGAGATTTTAAATAGTGTGCCATAGAGTCAATACAGCAGTCGCGCAACTTATTAAAATCGATCTCATCGATGTCATAAAAACCAACGTCAGATAATTCCGGTGTCGCTCTAAAAGTCGGAGTGTGATCTAGTCGAACTACATAAGTACGATCTTTACCGTCTTCGTAAAGATCTCTCAGCAGATCCTTATCTATCTTGACACCGGTTTCTTCTTCTAATTCGCGAACAGCTGCATCTTTGTGAGATTCACCGTCATCTACGTGGCCACCAGGAAAAGACCATCTATAGTCGTCTTTAACTTGACGACCCATGAGAAGCTGGCCTTTATCGTTAACCACTATTACAGCAGCGCCACCTGCTGACTTTTCAAGTTTCTTTTTATGCTTTTCTTTATGCCGTTTATGAGCGCCATGGTTCCATTTTCCACCATGATGCGCTTTGCCTTTATCTTCCGGCAGATCTTTATCAGATCCAGAATATTTTTCTGCAATAGATTTTGGAGGCCCGTTGTCGCCGCGCGATGTGTTTCCTGACTTGCCATGAAGTATGGCCATCATCATGCGGTATTGTTTTTTAGAAGCGAACGCGGGCATATCTTACAACCTCTTAGGACCATTATATATTAATGCAAAAGTTAACTACCGATACCTGCTACTAATTTCTCTGGCTTATTAACCAAAAAGTCTCTCTTTATAACTAGTTGCTGCGGAAGTCTGACCGACATCTTTGTACCATCTGGCATCATCTGCTGAGTCACGCGAAGCTCCCGCATCGGCTGCAGAACGATATAAACCGGGTTTGCCCAGTATGAAACTGAATACGTCTGACCAATGTCGCTTATGTGGTCGTAGTTAGGCGTATGCCCAGGAATCCACTTAATATGGCCGTCTTCTATTGTAAAGTCGACGCCCTGCACAAACTCAACAACTTCGCTATCCGTTGCGGTTATTAGATAACCTACTTTTTCTATTGGGTATCTCAACTGTTGAAGATTGTCTGGTCGAGGCTCGTACTCCTTCAACTCCCACAACCTAACAGTATAGTCTAAAACTTCTAATTTATCGTACAGCGTAAAGTCAGCCTGCTCACCATCAGGGTATTCAGACGGCATAGTCACCGTTGCGCTACCTATTTCCCATGCGCCCTGGTATTCAAACTGCTTCTCTACTGAATTTGAAGAGAGTATCCCTACTATTTCTTTTGGATCATAGTATATGATGCCAGACCCGTCACACTGCTCGCATGTTGGGTCATGGGAGTTATTATCTAATACTTTTAGATTTGGGCAGGGTAAGCTTTTATAATGTCTGAATCTTATCCCCCTCGCTACAAGAAGCTGATCAAAGTTTTGCTTGTAGCTAGAAGGGTCAGGCAGGACCTGCGGAAACATCGGGGGAGTAGACGTCGCTCCGGGCGCGAACACATGGTTTGGTTTTGACATCGTCTCCGACATAAAATACTCCTAAGGTCTCTAATAAATTATACTGGGACTAAGTGGTGGACAAAGGCACAGATATACTTCAAAAAATAGCAGACACGGGCGACTGCGAGCTTCTAGGGGAGAATCCCTGCTCCAAGTGTCCGCTTGCTAGACTGAAAAAACGTCCCGATGGTATGGGCTGGCTCAGCTGCTTTGAAGCTATTGGTGCCCCAGACTTCCAAGATATCCGCGCTAAGTATAAAAGAGCAGCTGAGGCCAAATTAATCGAGATGGCCATAGAGAGCGCGATAAATAATGAAGCGGAAAAATTGGATAACTGATATCTTTAACTTAGAAGCGTCCAATACGGTCTATTTCATGTTTACACTTTACCGAATGATGGTCGTAGGTAAGAGTGCGCCGCATGACGCTATGAAGGTGGTGCAAGATGGTGCGAAAATTAAACGGTAACGGTCTAACCCTCATAAAATCTTTCGAGGGGTGCAAATTAGAAGCCTATCCAGATCCTGCATCCCCTTTGGCCATAGAGATGAGAAGGCCGCCGAACGCAAGAAGGCCTGGGTGGGAGTCGCTGTCGGGTTCACCTTGGACCATCGGGTGGGGTTCGACCGGCTTAGACACGTTCAACCTGACACCAGACGGAAAACCTAGCCAGATAGGTCCGGGCACCAAGTGGACGCAGGCTCAAGCGGATGAAAGAAAATCTGCGGATCTTGATAAGTTTTGCTCAGACGTTTCTAAGCTGCTGAAGATTGAGGTGACTGATAACCAGTTCGCCGCGCTGGTAAGCTTCGCGTACAACGCAGGCGTGGGCAATTTGAAAAGCTCTACCTTACTTAGACTGGTCAACCAGGGCAAGCATCTTGAAGCGTCAAACGAGTTTCTCAGGTGGACCAAGGCTCAGGGCAAAGAGCTTCCGGGCCTAGTCAGAAGGCGCGAAGCCGAGCGCCGCCTTTTCCTCACGCCCGGCTGATCGGTTTTTAGTTTTTATTTTGTGTTTTAATCTAGTAATTTTAACTATTTACCACAATGCCACGCTTAAGCTTGCAGCAAAAACGACAAGAAAACATATCGATCCTATCGCAGTCGCTGCCGTCAACTGACCCGAATGCCTACGTGATCGAGCGGCGCGACTATTCCCGGAGCAACTCCGACGAGCGCCTCTACAAAACTAAGTGGTGGCCGACGCTGATGCGGCTCTACGACTGCCGGTGCGCGCTGTGCGGTGCGGACCGCGACGGTATCGAGCTGGATCACTTCTGGATACCCAAGTCCCACGGCGGCAACCTCCTCCTCCGTCACCAGCTGACCAACCAGATCATCAACAACGGCGTGCCACTCTGCACGGCCTGCAACCGCCACAAGCAAGAGTCGATCGCCAAGCTCAACGATTCCCAGCTCGTGCGGATCGCCGACGCCAACCGCGAGATCACGGCCATGATAAACGGCGTTGCCGCCGTGGAGCCGCTGGCCAAGCTTCACCGCTATGAACCCGGCGATGAGCGTCGAGCGCTGGGCGTTGAGTCGGGCAGCGTGCTGTATATGGCTAGACTTTACAAAGCAGACCCCAGGCCGGAAACGCTTGAAAGTTTAAAAAGATATATAGATCACTATCTACTGGTCCGGGAGGACTGAGCATGGACTCGGCATATCTGGAGAATTACCTCAAGCGCGAGGGTCTCAGCGTGTGGCGGCTGCGCAGGCTGATACTGACCGTGAGGGTGCTGCGCCTTGCATCGTTCGATCCCGCGAACGGCGGACTAGCAGACATGGAAGCCTCGTTCAGCAGGAGGTGGGCAGATGCGCACGCATGATTTTTGGCGCTTGGATAGCTTTTTAGATGTTGCCCTGAAGATGAGGATGCTGAGCAAGAGGTCGGCCGCTTTGGTAGCGTATGGCTTTGCGGATGTACTTTAGCCGCTGAGAGCATGCAACAAGGGACCCTACTTTTATTAGGGAGGGTAGCGGGTGGGTATGGGCCGGGCCTTTAATCGGGTGGTTCCACCTTTATAGAGTATTTGCGCTGCGGGGACCCCATTTTCCGAGGGATTCCTTAGTGTTCTGGAGGCTAGCGGGTATTTCCGAGTCTATTATTAAATATAATTAATTAAATAATTAAAATTAATTAATTATTAAATTTAATTAAAATTAATTATATAAATCTGAAACTATTAATATATATAATTAAATAATAATAAATATTATTATATAGAGACTGGTGCCAATCAACACTATTGGGAGGTGTACTATGGACAAGTTTGCCAGCCAACAAGCAGCCTTGCGTGCAGCCCTGACAATTGTGCTTGGATCCGAGCCTGTCAAGGGCCAACTGGTCATCACCGACGAGCAGCGTGCCGCCGTGGGACAATTGATGATGCAGTGGTTGAGGGAGGAGCGCTGGACGATCAAGGAGGGTACGCGCGCCGCGGCCGAACCTATGATGTACATAACTGGTCGCAGGCCGACCGACCTGATCCAAGCCTGGGTGAACCCCAGGAAGAAGGAGAAGAGTGAGGAGGTTGGTGGTGACAAGCTCGCCCTCATCAAGCAGGCAGTTGACGCTGGGCTGATGAGCAAGGAGCAGGCGCAAGAGCTGATCATGAAGTTCCTGGCTGCGTGATCTGTAGCAGTGTCGGGCGGGACT